TCCTGTATATGAAAATAATAGAGATAAATTAGGATAAAATATTTGATTTAAATCTTTGCTAATTCCAGTACCACCATAATTTTCAACTATATAATTTGTAGGTGATGCATATAAACTACTATTATTAATTGCAAATATCTGATTTAAATCTGTTTGTCCAGTAATACCCGCATAATTATTTACTATAAATCCAGTAGCGGAACCTTTGGTACCACCTAAATAGGGTACAAATAGAGTATTTAAATCAACCAATGTCCCTGAATTATCAATGTAATAATTTGTTGGTACATTGATATGTATTTGTGATACTGTATTATTTCCATTATTTGTAACCCATACATTTGCACCATAAGATGAAATTCCAATTGGATTGTTACTTCCACTTGGATTGTTACCAAATGTAATTGTTGCGACAACTGTACCACTAGATATACTTATTTGTGATACGGTGTTAGCGTTGGCGTACGCAACCCATACATTTGTACCATCCGATGAAATTCCTTGTGGATTGTTGCCAACTGAAATTGGCGAACCAACTACAGTACCACTAGATGCACTAATTTTTGTTACGGTATTATCATCAGAATTTGTAACCCATACATTTGTACCATCCGATGAAATTCCTTGTGGATTGTTGCCAACTGAAATTGGCGAACCAACTACAGTACCACTAGATGCACTAATTTTTGTTACGGTACTATCACCTGAGTTTGCAACCCATACATTTGTACCATCTGATGAAATTCCTCTTGGGCTATTGCCAACTGAAATTGGCGAACCAACTACAATACCACTAGATGCACTAATTTTTGTTACGGTACTATCACTTGAGTTTGCAACCCATACATTTGTACCATCCGATGAAATTCCTTGTGGATTGTTGCCAACTGAAATTGGCGAACCAACTACAGTACCACTAGATGCACTAATTTTTGTTACGGTATTACCAAAAAAATTTGCAACCCATACATTTGTACCATCTGATGATATATCAATTGGAGTATTACCAACTGAAATTGGCGAACCAACTACAGTACCACTAGATGCATTAATTTTTGTTACAGTACTATTCCCATTATTTACAACCCATACATTTGTACCATCCGATGAAATTCCAAGTGGATTAACACCAACTGAAATTGTTTTTACGACAGACATTATATATAAATTTTATTTTGAATTTTATTATTATAATTATAAAGATATAAAATTTATAAAGATAATTACATATATTATTAGTAATCGATGAATACAATATATACTTCAGAATCCATATACAAACAATTTCTTATCAACCAATTTCATAATCAACTCATCCAAACAAATAAAACCATGACAACTCAATCCAATCTCAACCCCAATCTCAACCCCAAACCCAACATCAATATAAAACCCGATTTACCTAAAGAATTATGTGATATCATAAAAAGTTATTGTTTTTATGATACTGTTTCGTACCAAAAAATGTCTAATACGATTCAATACAAAGTCGATATTTGCGATATTATCAAGGAACATGTAATCAACAACGAACAGTTATTCATTGATTATTTTGAACACGAAGACGAAGACGAAGAAACACCACACAACCTAAATCATGAGACTGTTATCTATACTATCCAAAAATACAACCCACTAGAAAACACCTTTTATTTTTCGATGAGTAACGTAATTGATATTTGTCTAAAATGCGGTAATTATGTATCATGTAGTACCCCCGATATACCTACACGAATACGTTGCATATGTTAATCATCCTCTTTTCTCTCTACAAAATAATTCATAATATCCGCTTTAAACTCTTCGCTCATTTTTTCTGTGGGTACCAAAACACCATAATCATCATATGCAATATCCTCGTTTGGAGAGAAACGATGATTCATCAATATCTGCCATCTCTCTACATATTGTCTATTCTTTTTAGATCCATGAAAATAATGTCTTATTAGACCTGGAACATATCCTAACCGTAGTAATTTGGCTTTTTTCTGGTATTCAATCATACTATTATTATAATCTTCATGATAATTATCGTGATTCATTTTCTCCGATTTGTTTATTAAAGAAAGAGCAAATATTTTATCTCCCGAACCTAAAACGCCTTTATCATATATTCCTCCAATGGATTCATATGCCCGTCGAGTCATTGCCCAGGCATATCCAGGATGCCAGAAATCCATATGTTTTGTAATGTATTTTTTGTTTTTTGAAAAACTATAACCAAAACTATTAAATATATTTAAAGATGATTCGTCTTTCGCCATATCAACACAGTGACTAAAAATTTGAACTACATCTTTACAACCGTTAAGAATCCTCAATGTATCCAATGCCCATGTAGAACTTTCAAATTCTACATCCGCATCAATCCATGCAAAAGCTTTGTAATTTTTAGGCAACAGATATTTCACAGCCAAATTAACCATGTTTTCTTTATGCCATAAAGGTGTTTGTGTTCTTACTTGTAGATGATTTGGGTTATTTTTTTTGGTTACATAAAATCGTTGATTACCATATACCATTTCGACAATAAAAAGATTTACATGTTCTTCCTCATTTTCAAAACGATTGACAAACTCGTTCAAAAGACGATATCTACGTGCGTACAAACACGGGTTGGATACCACTATAACAACATTTAATTTTTCCTCGATTGGATCATTGTTTTTGATAGCATGTTTAATGTCATTCTGTTTATAATGAATATTATCTATTTCTATACCATTTACAATTGTCATTTTTATATTCGTTCCTATTATATATTATAAATAAATATATTTATTTATATTTATTTATTGAAATATTATTATGAAATTTTATAGTTCATAATTTATTTATTAGCAAATGGTCCACTTACCAATAAACTTTGTCCATTGTCTGATTTTCCAATAACAACATTCTCACTCTCAAACAATTCACTTTTAATATCAGAAACAGAAACTTCTCCTTTTTCTAGAAGAGCACTCTCCTGTGTGTTCATGTTAGCAATACCAACTAAATTACCTTCATCATCAATTGTTTGCGTTAATGCATTACCTGATTTTTCTGCATTTTTAATATTTTCCTCAATTGCTTTCTGTTTTGTCTCTTTTAATCTTTGTTCAAAAGCAGTTTTTGCATTGGTTTCATTTTTAACCTTTTCACTCATGAGTTTATTTAATTCTTCTTCCATATATTCAACACGACCAGTCTTATATGCTTCAGGATCCCATGGCATCCACATACCTACAGGTCCAACAAATACGTCGTGGTTTGGATCAACTTCTCTCAACATTTTGCATCGTAATTCTGCTTCTTCCATAGAAGGATAGACTCCTCTTACTTTTAACCCACGAGTTGCGGTTTGAAAGTTGTATTTAATACCAAATGATTTTTCTAAATCGTCATCATTCCTGTCTAAAAATGTCTTGTAATCATCGTCAATAGTATATTGAGTTAATGCAACCTTTTCTTCTTTTACGAATTCTTCAAAGTCTTTCATAACATCATCAAAAAGAAGATTGTATTTGAACGAGACAAAATTCAAAAATTGTGTAAATTTTTCCATGGATTTATTGATTTCCCATTTCTTTAGGAATTCCTCGAAAAAAAATGCTTCCTTTTGTTTTAATATTTTTTCAGGAGAAACAAAAGAAACACAAACGAACTTTTGTCCTGCAATTGCTTTATCTTCTTCTAATAAATCTACATATTTAGCATTTACAGAACCATCGTTATTTAACTTTCTCTCAAAAGATAGTTCTTTGTTTTCTTCACCCGATGACTTTTTAGAATTAGTTTGTTTCTTTGAAGTTGTTGTTTTTACCATATTTAGTAATACTAATATTATTTATATATTTAATATGTTTAATATGTTTAAGATTTATAATAATTAATTTAATAAACATTTATTTTTTTTCTAATTAATTAATATAAATGCATAATAATATGTTTGACGTCAACGAATTAATTAAACGAATAATCAAATATCTAGTTGAAGGTTTTATGGTTGCTATTGCAGCCTATGCCATCCCAAAACGTTCATTAAATATTGAAGAAATTCTTATGATTGCTTTAACTGCTGCTGCTACATTTAGTATTTTAGATACTTATGTTCCAGTTATAGGTGTAACTGCTAGATCAGGTGCTGGTTTTGGTATTGGTGCAAATCTTGTCGGATTCCCTGGCGGTCTATAAATGCATAAATGGTAACATAACATAACATAATGTTATTACAATCTGAAAAAAACAGATTTATAAAAAAATTGAAATTGTTATTTAATAATAATATTATTATTATTAAATCTTACTATTGATAATAATTTTCACATAACCTTACTACAACACAACATTATGAGTGATTATCTACCAAAAACAAACATGAATAAACATGTACCAGAAACAAAAAAAACAAAATTAATTATTGAGGAAGAAAAAGACAATAATAAATTTAAACAATCCTTACAATTGTTTGTGGAACAAAAATTTCGTAAAGATATTCTTCACAATTTACTTAATCTAATTCATTTAGGTACATATGATTCATTATCGTTGAGAGAAGTATTTGAACTATTCATGACAAATAATAATCCAAACACTGTATGCGATCAAAAAGAATCTATAAAAAAAGGATTTACATTCGAATCACTTATTGAAATATTAATTATAACCAAATGTTTTCCAAATTTACATTATAGTGAACTAAAAGAAGGAAAATTGTATGAATTAAAAACTTTGAATAATATAAAAAAAGTATTAAATAAACCTCTTAATCAAGGTGGTAGTAAATCAGATATAACATTATGTCTAGATGCTAATACAGTTTTGGGAATATCATGTAAATATAATAACGATAGAAAAATAAGCAAAGAAGATACGGAAGTTTCCGCTTTAAACACAGAATTAGTAAATAATATAAATAATGGAAAAATTAAAGAGAAAAATCATAAAGTTGCATTATTTGTAGCAGATAAAACAAAAATATCTAAAAGTATAGATACGACTACAGAACATTATAAAGTATTTAATAAAGTAATAGAAGATGGACTTTTATTTGATAAAAATGATGTAATTGAAGCATTAGGTGTATTTGTTCAACAATTCAAAAATAACGAAATGAACATCTATGATTTTATGGAAATGTTAAATGCGGACTATCTGTTAAGTCCACGTCGTCTTATCAAACATAGATTACATGCAAAAATTGCATTGATTAAAGTAAAAAATGAGATTATCAAAAACAAACACAGAATGTTTTGTTTAAAATACAAATGTAGAACTGGGAAATCAATTATTTTGCTTTCTATAGTAAAAGATTTATTAGAAAATACAAACAAGAAAAACTACAAAATATTGTTTATGACGTCATTTCCGTCTACAATTGATGATTTTGTAGAAGATTTAGAAAAATATATTGATTTTAAAAATATAAAATATATAATACAGGATGAATTTACCTCTATACCAGATGATTTTAGTGGTTTTATTCTTTGTAGTACGCAATATTTAAAATGTGATGTATCTGGTAGCAAAAAGGAACAATTAAAGAAACTACAGTTTGACGCAACGTTTATTGATGAATGTCATTTTGGTAGTTCAACTGATAAAACAAAAAAAGATATTCTCAATGTCAATGGATATGCAAATGACGACGATGGAATTTCGAGTGATATTGAAAATATTATTAAAAATGCAAAGGTAACAATATTTGCTTCTGGAACTCCAGATAAGACACTCGAATATTTTAATATACATCCTAATTGTGTTTATGAATGGGAAATTATGGATGAAGCGAACATGAAACTATTACAATCTAACGATCCGAATTCTTCAGTGTATTTGGAAATTCTTCAATTCATGAAAAATCGTCACGGGAATGTTTTCGAAGAATGCTTTTATGATACGACTTTAGATAAAGATTATTCAAAATATCCAACCCAGGTGTTAATGAAATTATCATTTCCACCAGAATTAATAGATAAAATTAAAAAATACAATTCTAAATTCGGAACCAATTACGGTTTAGCAGTTACATCATTATTTGCTTTAAGTAAATCAAAAAATTCAGATGGAAAGTATGAATATGATGAGACATTTGAATTGGAAAAAACAGAAGATGGAAAAGAAATATTAGTATGGTTATTAAAATTAATTATTTCAGATGATCCGATGGAAGGCAAAGAAGATGACAATTTAAAACCTATCATGACACATATTGAAGAAACACAAAGTGAATATAATTCCAGAAAAAGTACAGAAGCTTCACCCAAATTGTTCTTAATGTTTTTACCAGTTAATACTGGTAACAATGTGATATCAAAATTGCAACCAGCAATAGTGCGATTTTTAAAAGAAAATTATTTATGGAATAAATATTATATTACTTATTCAAATTCTTTAGAATCCGGTGATGGTAACAACACAAAAGGATATAATCAGGTTATTTTAAATATTATGAATGATACAAAAAGATTAAAAAAACGAGGATGCATTTTGTTATTAGGTAATAAAGGAACTACTGGTGTAACATATCATGATTGTGATGTCACTATTTCATTAGATGATTCTTTTAATATGGATAGTTATATACAAAAAACATGCAGAGCGTTAACTGATGCGCCTGGAAAAACAATTGGTATTAATATTGACATGAATGTTCAACGTACTCTGTTATGTACATTGGATATAATACACAAATATAAAAAAATATCAAACACAAAAAAAAATTATGCTGAAATATTACAATATTTATTTGAACATAAAATATTCTTATTTAATCCACATGAAGTAAATAATGGTAAATTAAAAACACTAGAAATTCACAATTACTACCAAAAGGTAGGAAATACTTTAGTTAATTGTGTAAATTCTAGCATCAATCATTTATTAAATCATATTAATTGTACAGATAAAAATGGCGATTTATTGAATATTAATTTGAATTTAGAATTACTAGATTTTAATAAAAATGTAGAACGCAAAAAACCAAACAGTGATTTATATGGGGAACAACCAGATTGTCCAAAAGGAGACCGAGTGAAACATGATATGGATTCATGCATTAACAATTCAGAAATAATATCAGATGTAACAGATGTAACAGATGTAACAGATGTAACAGATGCAACAGATGATGAATGTAAAAATATAAAAACTGAAGAAGAAACACAAGAAGAAAAAATGAATAAAATGCGCAAATTTTGCGAAGTATTAATCCCTTCAATTGGTATTTTATCACGCAGTTTTAAAATATATGACAAAATGCAAATTTTTGAAAATGACGTAACATTAGAATTAGTGCTTTCTGTTTTAAAGCAAAAAAATTTGTTACCTAATTCTATATCGGATAAAAACAATGAAAAAAAAATAAATAAAGATTATTATATAGATATAATAACCACTATGAAAACATTAGTCGAACAAAATATAGATATTATTAATGAAATTTGTGATATTTATAATAATGTGATAGACGGAGATAAATTACGTGAAATGATAGCCAATCATTTTATTCCAACCGAATATGAAAAAAATAAATTTGCAGAGGTTGCCACACCACTAGAAAAATTATTATGTATGATTAATATTTTCCATGAAATATTTTGGCAAACACCAAAAAAAGTATTTGAACCATGTTGTGGAAAGGGTAACATAGTGTTAGCTATTTTCGAAAAAATGTTCAATGGATTAGAAAAATATATTCCAAATAATTTTGAACGATGCAAATATATTATAAATAATTGTTTATATTTCGCTGATATTTCGCAACTTAATGTATTTATTACAACCGAACTATTAAAATGTCATATTCAAAGTTATTGTGGTTATGTATTTAACAGCGGGTATGAAGATGAAGAATTTAATTTTAATAGTTATATTGGTGATACACTTTTACTAGATCCATGCAATGTATGGAGTAACCTATCAATATCAAATACAAACAACACGATTTTTAACGCAATTATTGGAAATCCGCCATATAATGAGGATCCAGAAAACAGTGCGGATCCACATAAAAAACCCGTATATCAAAATTGGATTTATAAATTCTCAACAATGAGTGATTACTTTGTCTTTATTACTCCTTCAAAGTGGTTTACATCTAGCGATAAATTATTGGTTGATTTGAGAAATTATATGAAGAAATCAAATATTGAATTGATTCAACATTATCCAGAAGACGATGTTTTCAAAGGTGTACAAATTAAAGGTGGTGTTTCTTACTTTCTAATAAATAATATAAATTCTGGTGTTACTAATAAAAAATGCAAATTTAACGACCAAGATATTGACCTATGTAAATATGATATTATCATAGAACCAAAATATTATAATTTAGTTAATGAAATGCAACCGTATTTATCTACACCTAGACCTACATCTACACAAAAGATATTATCTGATTTATATGTATCCCAAGGAACTTATACATCAAACGATAAAACATTTGAATTATCTAAAAAAACAGAGGATGATATATTATGTTATGTAGCAAAAAACAAAGGATTTAAACGATGGGTACATAAAAATGAAATCAAAGATTTCGAGAGAAAATGGAAAATTATTACAACTGCAGCTGCATACAATGGTACTAGTGGGTTCGCTAATATGTTTATAGGTAGACCTCACGAAATTCACAGTAAATCATATATATCATTTAATGTAAATAGTGAATCCGAAGCAGAAAGTTTGCTTTCTTATTTAAAATGCAAATTACCCCATGTTTTGTTATCCATGCGAAAAATTACACATAATTTATGTAATAAAGAGGTATTTAAATGGATACCAATTCCACCACTAGATCGAAAATGGAATAATGAAGACGTTTATAAATTATTTAATTTATCGAATGATTCAATAAATATGATTAAAAATATGAGTTTGGAAGGTAGTTACATGGAATAAGAAGACAACACCCCAACACCCCAACAAATTATTACATGGTTTATTTTTTTCCTATATAGTAGGAATAAATTCCCAATCGAGTTCTTCACAAATTTTTTTCCAAATATTATCCTGTTCAATTCTTTTCTCTCGATCCTTCAACATTGGAAAATGTTCCAAATATTGATTTTCTTTTAATAATTCACATAATTTATATGCTGTATAGTAGTAATTTAAAAAATTAACACGATCATCTGGACAAAATTTGGAATAAGGCGCCTGTAATTCCATAAACAAATTAAAAAGCTTATCTTCTAATTCAGGAGACATAACAGGAGGTTTAATACCGAGTTTATCTTTTATAAAAGGAATATGTTCATAATATTTATTATACCCCAGTTTTTTTAGTATTTCTTTTGTTTTAGCATTTGTTATTTGTGACATCTTTATGCGCTCCTTTTTAATTTGATGTTTAATATTTTCTATCACTTCAGGTGGTATCTGGGTTGTTTCTTTTCCTTGAAATTGTGCGATGATTTCTTTAAAATGATTAATTCTTTTATACGCATAAAAACATACTTCTTTAGGAGGTTCTTTATAAGATGGTTTTTCATTTTCTATTAGATAGGGAACATTTTTAAAACAAACATTGCATATTAATATTCCCTCATCATCTAGCGGTATTAACTCGCCTTTATAACAAAATTTACAAATATCAGAATTGTTTACAAAATGATTAACATCAATAAATGAATCGTCAATGTTACTCAAATACTTTTTTACGATATTATTGTTTTTGTTTTCATTTGTGTTATTGTTATCGCTTTTAATTTTAAAAAAACTTTCTAGTTTTTTTGTTTTTTCACTTATAAACATTCCAGAATTTATTTTGTTATTAATAATAGAATCATCGATATTTGTCTCTCCATTTGTATTTCCTACATTGTTGGATATACCTTTTTTATTTTCAAAATAGTCAAAAATATATTTAGAATTATCCAAATAATATTTTTTTCTTTTATTCTTAATTTTTTTAATAGAATTTTGAATTTCCTTTATTTTGTCTTTTATATCCATAATTTCTTCAATTGATAATTCAGAATTGTTATTTTGTTGTAAAGTCATTAATTTTTCATGTAATTTTAATTTTTCATTTTTCAATTTAGGTATTGTATTTTCTTCATCATATTGAAATTGATCGACAAATTCACTATGTTTCCCATCTAGTGTAGTCGATATTTTTTTATCTATGAAAATTTTTTTTTCTAGCTTTGGTTTAAAAGATGGCATTTGTTTGTGTATTTGTGTCTATTCTATTTATATGGTTAAAAAGTAAATAAGTTAATAACTAAATTGTTTTATAGTAAATATTAGTGTGAATTATTTAATTCACATTTATGAAAATTAATATATTGTAGTATATTGTAGCTATTATATTATATTCGTTTATAAACAGAATTTATTACGTATTAGGTAATTCATATTAAATGATTCATATGTTTATAATGTAACTGCTAATTAGGTAATACTTTTGTGAATATCGTTATAGTAACATTTCGTATTTGTTATAATTTAATTTAATTAAATGAATTAATTTAAATTCCATAATTTTTTTTTCTTTAGGAATAGTATAAAAATGGGAGGAGGTCTTATGCAACTAGTCGCCTACGGCGCTCAAGACGTTTACCTTACAGGTAATCCACAAATCACTTTTTGGAAAGTAACTTACAGACGTTACACTAACTTTGCTATTGAATCTATTGAACAAACATTCAACGGTCAAGCCGATTTCGGTCGTCGTGTCCAATGTGTTATCAGTAGAAACGGTGATCTTGCTTACCGTACTTATTTACAAGTAACACTTCCTGAAATTAACCAACTTATGGGTATTGGTGCCTACATTGCTGGTGAAGGCACAGGTGTTTATGCTCGTTGGTTAGATTTCCCAGGTGAACAACTTATTGCTCAAGTTGAAGTCGAAATTGGTGGTCAAAGAATTGATCGTCAATACGGTGATTGGATGCACATCTGGAATCAACTAACCATGTCAGCTGAACAACAACGTGGTTATTTCCAAATGGTTGGTAACACAACTCAACTTACATTCATCACTGATCCATCCTTCGCTGATGTTGATGGTCCATGTGACTCATTAGCACCACGTCAAGTTTGTGCTCCAAGAAATGCTCTTCCAGAAACAACTCTGTACATTCCACTTCAATTTTGGTTCTGTACCAATCCTGGTTTAGCACTTCCTTTAATCGCCCTCCAATATCACGAAGTTAAAATTAACCTAGATATTCGTCCTATTGATGAGTGTCTATGGGCTGTTACAACTCTTTCATGTGCTACTCCTGATAAGCCACCAACAGCTGCTACTCAATATTCCCCAGGTCGTCCAGTTCCAGCCACCATTGCATACAATCAATCTATTGTTGCTGCTTCCCTTTACGTTGATTACGTCTTCCTTGATACTGATGAACGTAGAAGAATGGCACAAAACCCTCACGAATACCTTATCACACAACTTCAATTCACTGGTGATGAATCAGTCGGTTCATCATCCAATAAGATCAAGCTTAACTTCAACCACCCTGTTAAGGAATTAGTCTGGGTTGTCCAACCTGATCAAAACGTTGATTACTGTTCATCCCTTGTATGTGATGCTCTTCTATTCAAGGTTTTAGGTGCTCAACCATTCAACTACACTGATGCTGTTGATGCTCTTCCAAACGCTGTCCATGCTTTTGGTGGTCCAGCTGAAGTTGGTAACCAAACTGGTTTCATTGATGCTCGTGGTCTATTCCAAGACGCTGGTGCCATGGATGCTTACATCCCTGATGGTTTCTCTGGCTACTGGCACGGTCCATCAAACCCATACAATGAGCCAAACCTTGGTGGTGAACGTGTCCCACTCAATGCCGCTGCTGCTGCCGCCGCTCTTGCTGCTAACTCATTAGCCAGTCTAACAGCTGTTCAAGATTTAGATCCTAACCACACAATGGGTTCAACTGTTTCTGATGCAGGTACATTCGTTCTTACTGAAACCTCATTAGACATGCACTGTTGGGGTCAAAACCCAGTCGTCACCGCTAAGCTTCAACTTAACGGTCAAGATCGTTTCTCTGAGCGTGAAGGTTCATACTTTGACGTTGTCCAACCATACCAAGCTCACACCAGAAACCCAGACACTGGTATTAATGTTTATTCATTTGCCCTTCGCCCAGAAGAGCATCAACCAAGTGGCACATGTAACTTCTCCAGAATTGATAACGCTACCCTTCAACTAGTACTTTCCAATGCCACCGTTGAAGGTACCAAGACTGCCAAGGTCCGTGTTTATGCCACCAACTACAACGTTCTAAGAATTATGTCAGGCATGGGTGGTTTAGCATATTCCAACTGAGCGTGTTTGTTACGATTCATCGTGTCAATATTTTTATATTATTTTCATAAAATTAAATAAACTTTAATAATTAATTATTTGCTTTTTAATTATTAAATCAAAAAACAATATAAGGATAATATATAAATTATATATATATAAAATGAGTGTAGATATAGTCAATCTTATTGAAAGTAATCCAATCACAAAATTAACAGGTGATTACCAATCAAAATTGATTGAAAAAGTCAAAAATAATTTCACTAATTACGAGCAACAATTATTTTTATCTAGTTTTTTCTGTTATCTAAAGTATGATACAAAAAAAGATTTTGTTATTGATTTAGATAATGTCTGGAAATGGTTAGGTTTTCAACAAAAATATCATGCAAAATATTTACTTGAAAAACAATTCAACATAAATAATGATTATAAAATTTTTGCTCCCGAAGCTTCGGGAGCAAAAAAAGATACTAGAGGAGGTCACAACAAAGAAATTATTATGTTAAATATTGACACCTTTAAAAAATTCTGTTTAAAAGCAGGAACAAAAAAAGCTGATGAAATACACGACTATTTTATTAAATTAGAAAATATCATGTTTGAAGTTACAAAAGAAGAAAGTGAAGAATTAAGAAAACAATTAACACAAATAGAAGACGTCAAAAATAAAGAAATGGAGGAAAAACTTATAAAACAAAAAGAAAGTGTTTTATTGAGTGAATATTCAAATTCTGGTTCATTAGTTTATATTATTAAAGTGAAAACATTTAAAAATGGCGAGTATATCATTAAAATTGGTCATAGTACCAAAGGAATTCAAAATAGATATAATGAACATAAAACTAAATATGATGAATGTTTATTATTAAATTGTTTTTCTGTAGATAAAAGCAGAGATTTTGAATGTTTTTTACATAATCACGAAAAAATTAGAATAAATAAAATTACTGATTTACTAGGTCATGAAAAAGAAAATGAGCTTTTTTTAGTTGGTAAAAATTTAACATATCAAATAATAACCAAAATTATAAATGATAATATAAAAAATTACAATTATTCAATTGGTGAATTATTGAAAGAAAATGAATTATTAAAATATCAAATTCAAGGTAATCAAACTAATATAAATAATGAATTAATGACCGAATTTATGCAAACAATAAAAACATTATCTAACAAAATAGATAATCTTGAGAAAATAAACAAAGAAATCCTTGATAAAGTTAATTCGACGCAATCACAAACAAAAACTGTTACCAATTTCAAAATTCCGGTCCCTACTCTCGGGCCTAGATTACAAAAAATTCATCCAGATACTTTACAATTGATAAAAGTTTATGAAACTGTTAGTGATGCAATGAAAGAAAATAAAAATATAAAACGACCTAGTATAAACAAAGCAATCATAGATAATACTGTTTATTGTGGATTTAGATGGTTACTCGTAGAGAGAAATCTAGACCCAAATATTATAACAAATATTGAACCAACTAAAAAAACAAAAATTCAGAATCTGGGTTACATTGCAAAGTTAAATATGGAGAAAAATCTAATACTAAACGTGTATCTGGATAGAAAAACTGCTGCAAAATTAAATGGTTATGATTCTATATCAGCGTTAGATAATCATGTCAAAAAAAATACTATTGCAAATGGTCATTACTATCAATTATATGACGAGTGTGATGAAGGTCTTAAAAATAATTTCGAAAATAGTAACGGTGTTCCTTTATTATATAAAAATGGTCTAGGACAATATGATTTAGAAGGCAATTTAGTAAAAGAATTCTCATGTAAATATGATTGTATAAAAAATCACTCTATGAGTGATAAAACATTGACAAAAGCATTGGATAAAAATATACCGTACAATGGTTATTATTACAAAGAATTAGGAGAAAAATTAGCAATATTAACCCCACCCCACGCGTAAAAAAATAAAAAAAAACAATATTATAATGATATATCACACAGTGATCCAGCCCTCTTAGCTTAGTAGTAGAGCACCAGTCTTGTAAACTGGAGGTCCCGAGTTCAATTCTCGGAGAGGGCTTTATAACCAACTAATTTTTATATATTTAGATATAAATATATAAAAACTTTTTATTGATAATATGTATATATACATAACACTATACAACACTAGACACAATCACATTAACATAAATGCAAATATTTGTAAAGACACTCACTGGAAAAACAATTACATTAGAAGTAGAACCAACCGATACAATCGAAAATGTTAAAGACAAAATTCAATCTAAGGAAGGCGTCCCATGTGATCAACAACGACTCATTTTTGCTGGAAAACAACTAGAAGATGGTCGTACATTATCCGATTATAATATTCAAAAAGAATCTACCTTGCATTTGGTTTTACGATTACGTGGTGGAATATTGTAAATTACAACAAAATTTTATATATATATAATATATTATGAAGAAAAATAATAAGAAACTAAATATAAAATTAGATAAAAAATATATATTAGTATTATTTATATTAGTATTAGTATTAATAATAATTTTATCGAGAAATGTTTTATATTATATTGCATATTTAATTGATTATTTATTACATAGAAATTCATATAATTTCAAAGAAGAAGCACAATACAAAGATAATAGAATAGTTCAAACCGATTATTTTTTAACTAGTTTTATGAATAAAAATAGAAATGATAGATTAATGCGAATGCCAAAGATTAATTCACAACCTATTTTTGAAATAGATATTAATGAATTAACAAAAGAAAAAGTAGCCGAAGTTTCAAATAATTTTACTGAACCATTTATTGTAAGAGGTCTAATTAACAATTTTGATTGTGTTAAAAAATGGAATTTAGATTACTTTGATTATGAATATGGAAATATTCAAGTCCCTGCATTCTTAGATGACAAAATAGTGAGTTATTCTAGAAATAGTAGCACCAAAATTAAAAAATGTAATAATGAAAATAATTTGTGTAGTATTCATGAAATTTGTCAAGGAATAAAAAATGGAGATCCTGTTTATGTGAATAATATTTCAAAATTATTTACAGAATCAAAACAGGCAGAAAATGAATTAAATCTGAGCAAAATGTCCGAAATTATGAATGCATATTTTTTAAAGCAACAAAAAGATAATACATTCATGTCTCAATTATTTTTGGGTGGTAAAAATACAGGAACATCATTACACTGCGCAAGCAACGTTAATTTCTTTTTTAATGTAAAAGGTACAAAACATTGGGGATTTATTCATCCAAAATATACTTCGTTGATTAAATCCCAATCCAGTGACAAAGGATTATTCGCTATTTCAGATGATGATTTTTTCTCCGAATCAGAAGACAATCCTTTTCTAAAAATTCCACGATATGAAGCATTTTTAAATTCGGGTGATTTTTTATTCAATCCTGCATGGTATTGGCATGCTGTTAAAAATAAAACAGATTATACAATTGCTGTAGCAAATCGTTATATTTTCGATTTTTTTGGTGAGGTTCCTTGTGTTAGTAACAATTACTTTTTTAGCTCGTTACAATTATTTTCACCAATTTATTATTCACAATGGATATTTAATTATGATAAAAATCAAAGTTCTCAACAAAAATTTGGTGATATAATAGATCAAGAAATTTTAAATAATTTATCACAACAAAATGTTATCTAGAGAAATTGTTATATTTATATAAAAATTGATTTTTATATAAATATTTTATTGTTAATCATACTATAAAACTAACAAAATACACACAAATATTAAATGCTTAATACAAATACAGACATGAACTCTCCAGCTTATCAACGTGAAAAAAAACAAACATTTATGATATGTCTTGCCGTTGTTATTATAGTGATTTTGTTATTAGTGTTTTTATAAAAAAATATGTACAACCAAAACCTACAAACATACAAAACCTAAAAACCCTATAACTACAAACTACAAAACAATTTATTCATATT